TTATCATTGTCCAGATGCTTCTCGATCTGATCGGTTCGTGTTTCCAAAGAGGTGATCCTCTCGTCCTGGCGGACGTTCGGTGATTTCACCTTTGTGACGATCACGGAGATAATGTTCCCGATCGTCCAGGCCAGGTTGAGCACTGTCATGATCGTGATCGCCGTCTGCATGCTTTCGAGCACTTGTGGGTTCATTGGCTAATCCTCTTTTCTATTTGCTTGAATTGCTTCTCTTCCTCTTCGATGTCGGTGTACTGCTTCAGCAGAGTCAGCAGCCGATCCACCTGCGAGGAGAGCTTGTCAATAATCTCTGCCTGCTCCAGACAGAGCTCTTCATATATCAACGGTGCCTCCCTTCTAGTCATCCAGCCTATAGATCGACCACAGTTTCTCCTCGAGTGACTTCGAGTCTACGTGGGACAGGAGCGCCTTGTAAGACTGGATCGTCTCGGCGTATTTCTCCCGCGTGATCAGGCCGGCCTCGTAGTCTCGCTTTTTCTTCGCGAGGTTCCGCTTCATTCGGAGAGTCGTAGACTTCCGGAGAATGACGTGATCAGTGAAGATCCGGTTGCCGACGAACTCACAGCTGCAGCTGATCGGTCTGAGACAGCACCGGTCATTGAGTTCCAGATTGATGTCGGCGAGGCGTTCCTCGATGCGATTCTTCTGGTCTTTCATTAGCTGCTTATTCTTTCCGAGATAAATGATGTCGTCCATGTACCGGATGAAAAACCGGATGCCCAGCTCGCGCTTGGCGAACTGATCCACCGCATAGTCCAGGACGACATTGCCGATCGTATGAGACAGACCGCCTCCGACCGGGATGCCTACGTCATAGAGCATGTCCTCCTTGCGGACCGTCTGCGGATTGTCCGTGACGCGGAGCCCGAAGGGCACTGACGTGTCACAGATAAAGTGACCGATCAGAGCATTGACACGGTCGTCGCTGATCTTCTTCGGGAGGATCCGGTTCATCAGGATCTCGTGATCGATCCGATAGAAGAACTTCCGGACATCGAGCTTCTGGTAGTACCACCGCTCGCCGGATCTGCCGAGCATCTGCATCCAGCCATAGAGCCGGAGCATCGCGGCAAGCTGGCCGCGGTCTTTGATGCAGGAATATGTGTCGCTGATAAAGCCTTTCGATAGCCTTGGATTGAGATAGTTGTACAGCGCCCGCTCGATGATCTTCGAGTTGTAGTCCGTGTAGATGATGCGCCGCGGCTTCGGCTCATAGACCATGAAGGATCTGTATTCGGCTTCCGGAAAATCCATCCGCGCCAGACGTTCGTGGTTGTCGAGCAGATGCTCCTCAAGGTTCCACTCGTATCTGAGGACTTGTGTTCTGTCAGACTTTCCCAGCGAGACGTCGTGCTCTGCCTGCCTCAGCGACTCGAAGGAGATGATGTCCTCATAGGCGTTTCTAATTGGCATAGTTACAAAAAATAGCCGGCATGTCAGGTTTCGACGAACTACTCCCGGAGTACCGGCCGATTTTAGTTTTTAGGCCTCAATGTCTGAAGCCACGGGGGACAGGATCCTTGAGCCCATGCACTGGACAGTGACCCGTGAGTCGCTGCCGATCTGGCATATAAATGGGCTTGAGCGGAACGCAGGCCGATGTTGCTGTTGGAGTTCGCCCGAACATTGTTCGCATTGACGTAGAACACGCCAGCGTCAGAGGTATTGTTCCAGTTGCCACCGCAATACGGAGCGCGTTAACATCCTGTTCCCTATATTGATAAGTTACTGATGCGAGTTCAGCCAGCCGCCGAGTTGCTTGCCGATCATGACGGTGTGCTTTGATAGCTGCTCATACTGTGTCGGCGTGATTTCTTTTGCCTTCATGAGTCTTCTGATGTAATGCTTTACACAATCAAGATTGACATCGGCCTGCTCAAGCAGCGGCCTCTTCGGGCTGTGCTTTGCCGCGGAGATCAGGTAGAAAGTGAGATCCCGCAGCGCCTGATTGAGTGCCGGCACGGTGACGCCGTGCTTTGCCCAGTTCGGGATCTGCTTGTAGACGGGCTCGTAGTAGTCGAGCAGTTTCATCAGTTCTTTGATGATTGGCAGATCGTCTCTGTCGAGATCTTTTTCTTCCATTGATCCTCCGGTAGAGTCCGGGCTTTCGCCCGGACCGAAAAACAAACAACAAATTACAACTTGCAATAAGCGGAACGCAGGCCGATGTTGCTGAAGGAGTTCGCCCGAACATAGTGCGCATAGACGCAGAACACGCCAGCGTCAGAGGCATCGTTCCAGGCGCCACCGCAATACGGGATTCTCTCACCGGAAGGATTCCACCAGTGAGAATCTCCGCCGTAGTCTCCCTTCGGCTCATCGGGATAAAGCAGGAGAGCCTTTGCAATCTCCGGCACGGTTGTGATCGAAGAATCGAGAGCCATATCTGTGAAACTTCCGCCAAAGCCGGAATCGGTAGCGGTCACAGATCCGGCTGTCAGGGTATTGCTTGTGCCCCATTTCAGAGTATTCGAGGATCCCGGTGCTACCAGGTTTCCGGACACGTCGATGGCCTTCCAAAGAGAAGATCCCGTGGCCATGCTTGCGTCGCTCAAGAAACAGTTGCTGTACGGGATCACCTGGATCTCGCCGTCATAGAGACGCATGCCGGCGACACGGTCCCAGACGTTGCCGTTCATACCGTAGATACCGGCACGGGTTCCGTCATGATACCAGGAGGCCGGACCCGACCCTTCATATACGTGAGTGGTCTTTCCGTTATCTGCCAGAGACTCAATTCCAGACTCGGTCGGATAGTTCGCATCTGATCCGTAGTTGTTATTGCCGTGCGGCATGCAGTTATTCTTGCGACACCACAGCGCGATTGCGCACCAAAGAGCATACGGCATCAGGCTCCAGCCTTTGCCCTTGTTTCGGTTGTAAGTCACACCCTGATCGAATGTAACCCAGGCAGCCGGGTCTTTAATCGGCAAAGAGTAGGTCCTGTCGTTGATAACTACGTCGTGAAACTTTCCGACGTACATGACGTCCTTCTCGGCTCCGTCAACCATGAAGGCCGGATGAACATTCTCGGATCCGCCGCTGATCAGCTGAGACATCTTGTACTTCGGGATCTGAACCATGACGGACGGCATGCCTACATCGTCCAGGATCACCGTGTTCTTACCGCCGGACAGTGCCTCGACTGCCAGCTTAAAATCATCAAAATTGCTTGCCATTGCTTAGTCCTCCTCCCAGAGTGTGAGTGTGCAGTTATCCATGCTGAACGGAACGGCCTTCTGCTCGATGACCGGATCTCCGTTCTCATTCTTTTCGGTCTTGCTCTCGACGTACTTGTACTGACGCGCCGGGATAAAGATCTGCGCGACGTAGCTCTTGGCGTCATCAGCGCCCATCACGAGACCCTGCATCCAGTCTCTGCAGAGATCAATCGTGACATCGTAGTCACGCTCCTTCTTTTTCAGGTTGAGCATTACCTCACCATCGTCGAAGGAGATCGTGTTGCCATCGACTTCATAGTCGATGAAATTTGTACCGTCTTCCGGCAGCTTGACAATTTTCATGTCAGTCCCTCCTTTGTGTGGCTACAGCCTCAGCAGTACGCGCCGCGATGATTTCAGCAGCCTCGCGCTCCTCGGCCTTGTTCTTATCCACGCCGAAGACTCTGGCCACATAGGCCTCGGACTCACGGCGCTCGTCAGACTTAATGATTACATTGGCCATCAGATACCTCCTCTGATATGCAGTGTCACGGCGACGCTGGTCGCGCTGCCGGTGTATTCCAGCTTGAAGCCGTTGGTCAGCTTGTCGGTGATATAAAAATCGCCGACAGCTCCTCCGGTTACGCTGTCAACCTGGACATCGACCGTATAGTTCGCATTGACCTTCGGTCCGGACAGCGCGATTGTCTTCTTGCTGTTGTTGAACGGATAGGTCTGCGAGTTGGTCAGTGTCGCCTTGATGACTTCGCCCTTGAGCGCGTCGATCTCCGTATCATGCAGCAGGATCGAGCGGAGCAGCTCGGCGGCGGTCTGCCGGTCGTTCTGCGCATCTTCGGACTCCTGCTTTGTCAGTGTTGCGATGTCCTGGGCTTCTTTCTTTACCTGGGCGGCGATGTCGTCCTCGTTCGTTGTGCTCCTGCCTTCCAGCGACTCGACTCTCTTGTCGTTGAGAAAAAGGATCCGGAGCATCTCGGCGATCAGGTTGTTGTTGTCAAAGATCCCGACCTCCTGATTGTTCAGGTGATCCTGATCGACCAGCGTACCCTGCTGGATGACATTGCCGTTCTGATCGACGACATGGTCGACCCAGAATGTGCGATTATATGCCATTTCCTTGTCTTACCTCCTTTCACTCTTCTGTCAGCGGAAAATCGAAGCGGATCAGTCCGGTCTGGTTGGCCGTCCGTGACAGCGAGATCGTCTTCTCGCCGGCCACCTCGTTGTCCATATCAAAAAAGCGGACCGCTGTGATTGTTGCAGCAGTTCGCTCATTGTTCGGGATGTTCACCATGCAGACGACTTTGTTTCCCTCGATCTTCTTACTGTTGACGGTAGCGTCGGAGTGCCAGGAGCCGTCGTTGTTCAGCTGGTACTCGAAGCGGAGAATGTTCCGCATCATGCTGAGCAGTCCGTCCTGGATAAACTGGTCTCTATAAAAGGCCATTGCTTAACCTCCTTTCGTGCTGGTTACTGTGCCAGCCTCAGCTGCATCTGTTGTCGCTGCCGCGGATCCGGAGCGGACCACGACTGTCCCGCCAGCATAGAAGCCGCCGGCGACGCTTGCCGATGGATGCACACCGGAAGCAACGACTGCCGCCTCCACAGGTGCCGCATCAGATGCCAGGTCCTCAGAAGCCGACCGGAGCAGGAATTCCTCAGTCCGTCCGGAAACTGCGACAGACGGCTGTGTTCCTGCTGGATCCGGATTGTCTTCGGTCTCCTCGGATGCAGATCCGATGATGACACCGCCGGACGCGTAGTAGCCTCCAGTGTGCGGCACCGGATAAGCACCGCAGTGCGGCACACCGCAAAACGTGGGATCTATGACAAACAGACCCGACCGCTGCCCGATCAGGAGACCCGGCCGGATCACAAAGGAGACATCGTCCAGGTGGGCGCTGATACGAGTGACTCCTCTCAGGATCTCGGCCAGCTCGTCCGTCGTAAGCATCGGAACGGTCTGAAGCTGGTTAGTGATATCGATACCCACGCGGAAGTGATACGGATCTCCGTCATAGTCGAACCACTCGTCCACGTGAGCGTCTCCGTAAAGAGACTGGATCAGGGCGCGGATGGCTTTTGTCGTTCCCGCGTAGGTGTAGTAGAGCATGGAAGTCGCGACGGCGTTCCGCTTGACATCGAGCGGCATGCTCTGGTCATATCCTCGCACGCACAGCTCAACGGCCATCTCATCGACCGCGTCCTCCTGCAGGTTCTGTATATCGGCGTAGACCCGGGACGAGTCGATCTGTGCTTTCAGTCTGGCCATCGCCATCTTGATCGCGTAAGAGATCGCCAGGAACTCGGGCTCCTTGTTATCTTTCCAGAGATCGGCGAGCTCGCCGGTGTCCATATCAATCATCCTCGAGCCCTCCGTATGTGATCTTGACGTCCGTCTCAGCGCACTGGGCGACCGACGTGTCCGGGATCGCCTTGAAGGTCGGACTCGTCACTTCGACGCGCTTTGCGCCGGCGACGATGACTTGCCGGATCAGCTCCGACGGATTGATGTCGCGCCCGATCCGCGCCGTCTGCCACAGACGATAGAAGTTGACCGCGTCCTCGACTTTCGATTGGATCGACGCCGCTTCCGAACTCTGCGACCTGTTGATATAGTAGGTCAGCTCGATCGTGATCTTTTCCACGTCCGGAGCTTTGACCACGACCTTGTCAGTCAGCGGGCGGATATCCTCGGACGACAGATAGGCCTGCATTCCGGAGAGCATTGCCTGCTCCGGAAGGGACCCGTCGAGCATCAGAAACTCAATCAGGACCTCGCCCGGCTCCGGAGATCCGACGTACACGTCGCTGATCTGATTGCTGTACTCACCGGCCCAGTATCGATACGCCTCCTCCGGACCTGCGACAGACCACCGGAACGGTGCCTCGAAGATCCGATATCTGAGATCGTCGTCGCTTTCCTCGTCAGCTCCGCCGGAGCTTGTGTCCAGGCTCTCGACGTGATCGATGTACGCGATCGGATCCACAAGCGTATTGACTGCGCCCGCGAGGATGTCGTTGCCTTCTTCGCCCTCGGTGAGACAGGTGCACACCAGATCGATGTGGTCGGATCCCGCCGGGATCTCGTTGTACTCGGTCGTTGCAAAGAATATGCTGCCGCCGGCTGATACTCTTGTTCCCTCCGGAATTCCGACAGCAGAGGAGCGGACAGCAGAGAGCACAAAGCGGACCGTCACGGCGGCATGGCTTGCGCTCTTCCGTGTGATACCCTTGAGCGCTGCCAGATTGTCCAGGTACTCGCCGAAGGCGTACTTCAGGAGCGACTGCTTCGCGCTCATGTCCGTGTACAGTTCCATCTGATAGATCTGCACGGCACAGGCATATAAGACAAGAGTAACCGGATCGGCGCGGCTCAGTGCCTGCGTCTTTCCGGTCAGCTCCTGGTATTTTGTCTGGTAATCACCAACCATCTGCTCCTGGATGCTTGTCAGTGTGTCCGTCCCGATGAACGACACACCGGGAAGGCTGTCAAGCATTTTCAGGATTTCCTCATTCGATGCCATTGTTTTCTCCCTCCCTCAT